TAGGATATTGAACCAAGAGAAGTTGTTGATGCATATATAAATGCTAACCGTGCATTGTTTGATGTAAAGAAAACTTTAAAAGGTGACATGGACGCTGCAAGATTATTAAATATATCTGAAAGTGGTTTTTATGGTGCGTTAGATAGAATATCATCAAGAGAAGTTAACGCAATAGAGGAAAATGTATTTAGACCGTACACAGTTTCTTCAGAAATTCAAAGAGCTTTTGCAGAAAACGCAGAACGAATAGGTGTTGCTAATCCTTTTGATGGTGCAGCAGATGTTATTGCAGAACTTCAATCACAATTTGCAGACTTAAGTTTAAATCTTCCAGAGTTTCCTGTTTTTGAAAATCCATTACAGCCTATTATGCAAGACACACCACTTGGTCCAACAACACTTAATTTACCTAGCATTGACGCGGAAGCTGTGTCAGCACAGGTACAAGGAAGTAATTATAATAACTTGACAACACAACAAAAATTAGATTTACTATTTGGTTAGAGGATAACATGGCAAAAAATGCACTACAAAAAATAGAAGAACACGAAAAGCTTTGTAGAATTATGCAAAAGCAGACTCATGATAAGATACACAAGCTTGAGCGTCAAATTAATCGCATAGAAAGTATCTTATTAGTGTCTACTGGAGCGTTGATTACTGGTATGGGCTATGTTATATTCACTTTAATCTTACAATAAAAAATCATGCAATTATCAAAACATTTTAAACTTGAAGAGATGACTAAGAGTATGACCGCGACTCGAAAGGGAATAGATAATTCTCCAGGGGCCGGGGACATTAAAAACTTGGAGAACGTATGCTATGAAATATTGGAACCGGTTCGTGCGCACTTTGATAAACCCATTACTGTTACCTCTGGCTACAGATCGGAAGCACTTTGCGAAGCTATCGGCTCAAAAAAAACGAGCCAACATGCTAAAGGGCAAGCGGTTGATTTTGAAATAGCGGGCGTACCTAATATTCAAACAGCATATTGGATACAAAACAATTGTGACTTCGATCAATTGATCCTCGAGTTCTACAAAAAAGATGATCCCGCAGGTGGCTGGGTCCACGTATCATATAATGAAGCTGGTGCTAACAGAAAACAAGTGCTAACCTTCGACGGGAAAAGTTACGAAAACGGATTGCCTGAGATGAAATGGTCTGGCGGAAAAGTTGTAGGTTAAATCCAAGCCTTAAGTTCTTCACCCATAATCTGAGTTGCAATATTAACTTTTTCTTTTAAAGCTTTAACAATTCTTTCATCAACAGTTTTCTCACACATAATATCTATGTAAGTCATCGGATATTTTTGGCCTATCCTATCTATTCTTGCTTCAGACTGTTGTCTTTTTTCCAAATCATAACCATTAGAATAATATATCATGTTACTAGCGGCTGTTAATGTAATACCATAACCACCTGTCTGTGTAGTCCCAACAAAAAATCTGCATTCAGGGTTATTTTGAAATTTTTCAATATTTTTTTGACGGTTAGCCATAGGGGTTAAACCGTAATAATCGACAAAACTATTTTCGCCAAACTTTTTTGATATCTCCCTTAAAATCCTATGTACATCTCGTTGCCAATGCGCCCATATAACTACTTTTCCTTCTATCTCTTCTAATACGTCCATTAATTCAGGTAGTCTATTTGATTCCACTTCTTGGAAAGTGCCATCATCTGCAGTAAAGTGACCACATGTAATTTGTTGAAGTCTCATTAATTGAGTAAGCACAGTAGCTGTACTCATCATTTTACCATTCATTTGGGCTAAGGCTAAATGCTTCATTTGTTTATATAACTTAACTTGATCGGGAGTTAATTGAACTATTCTTTTTACATAAGTTTTTTCAGGTAAATCTAAACAATCATCTTTAAGAACTCTATGAGAGAAAGGTTTTAATTTTTCAGATAACTCAGCTAAATGTTGATAACCCACTACAATTTGTACAGATCTACCACTAAAATTAGCTGTTCTCATAACCGCATATCTAGTTCTAAAAGTATAATAAGAAGTATGACCTAATAATTCTTTTTTAAGAAACTCACATTGTTTATATAAATCTAATGGAGACTTGGTTACAGGAGATCCTGTTAAAATTCTTTTATATGAAGCATATTCTCCTAAAGAACATATATGTTTAGTTCTTTTAGCATCAGGATTTTTAATAGTAGTAGATTCATCAATTGCCATCATAGTTCTATGACAACGTAAAAATCTAGCTGCAAATTCTACACCTTTTTTAGTAGAAAAAGCCTCTACATTCATAACTAAAATGTGTAAATCTTCTCCTGGTTGAAAAAGTTTATCTAATTCTTTTTGTTGTTTTTTATTAATCATAGCCTGCCATAAAACATCAGTATGCTCTACATGGTCTGGCATATGTGTAGGTATTTCTTGTTCATACCACGTTTTAACAACACCTTTTGGTGCCACAATTAAGACACCATTGATCTTGCCTTTATCATATAACATAGCAATGTTATCTATCAGTACCTTTGATTTACCAGTACCCATTTCCATAAAATAGGCAAAGTACGACTTATCCCAAGAAAGCTCTAACGCTTTTAATTGATGTGCGTATGGCTTTGTCTTAAACTTGTAATCCATAATATTTTTTTCTTTCTGTATTGACTTTAATATAAACATCTTTATATTGTTTGTCAATGTCAGAAAGTATAAAATATGAGAATATAGTGAGTAATTATAAACCAAAAGTTTATGTATTGCAGGAATTACCAGGAACTAAAGCTGGAACTCCTAAAATAAATATTATGAGTGCTTCTAAGTTTGGAGAATTTAAATTTCTCTTACCAGAATTTTCTCAAATTATTTTTTCACCAGGACCATTAATTTTTAAGTTAAGAAGTCTTTTAAAAAATTATACAACAAAAGATTATTTATTATTAACAGGTGATCCTGCTATTATAGGTGTTGCATGTTCTATAGTTGCTGATGTTACTAATGGAAAGTTCAACTTATTGAAATGGGATAAACAAGATAGAATTTATTATCCTATTGAAATTAATCTTAACGAGAAAGGAAAAATAGATGAATAATATAAACTTTGAACAAGACCAACGTGCAGATTTAGATGGTGCAAATGATGCCAATAAATTATCTGATCAAGTTGTAAAACTACAAAAGTTAGAAGACGAACTTCTAGCCAAAGAAGAGGAACTGAAAGAGCTGAAAAGAAAAGTAGAATTAGTTTCAGGAGAAGTTATTCCTACAATGATGCAGGAAATGAACATCTCTACATTAAAATTAGCAGACGGAACTTCAGTAGAAGTAAAACCCGTCTACGGTGCTTCCATACCTACAAAAAGTAAGGAAGAAGCATTTAAATGGCTTCGAGATAACGGCCTAGGTGATTTGATTAAAAATGAAATCACTGTTGCCTTCGGTCGTGACGAAGATAACAAGGCACAGCAATATGCTGTCCTTGCGCAAGGTCAAGGGTACGAACCAATCCAGAAATTAAAGGTCGAACCAATGACACTTAAAGCATTGGTCAGGGAGCGTCTTGAGTCTGGACAAGAGATGCCCTCTGATCTTTTTAACCTGTTCACGGGCAACAGAACAAAAATAACAAGGAACAAATAAACATGAACCAAGTAGCAGAGAAAAAGACTGCCGGACTTCCAACAAATATGTTTGAAGACGATGCAGCAAAAGGATTGGGCAAAATAGGTCAAGAAGATCTAGCTCTTCCTTTTCTTAAAATCCTTGGACAACTTTCACCAGAAGTTAACAAACGTGATGGTAAGTATGTCGAAGGTGCAGAGCCAGGAATGATTTTTAATTCTGTCTCTGGAGAGTTATACGATGGAGTGAAGGGCATAGATGTCATTCCTGCATTTTATAAACTTGAATACATCGAATGGAAAGATAGAGGAGATGGACCAGGTGCACCAGTTGCAATCTATGATTCTTCTTCTGATATCATGTCCAAAACAAAACCAGATGCAAACTACAAAGATAGACTACCTAGCGGTAATTATATTGAAAAGACTGCGTCTCATTTTGTAATTATCACAGGTGATAGTCCATCGACTGCATTGATATCTATGAAATCTACTCAATTAAAAATTAGTAGAAAATGGAATTCAATGATGTCGGGAATCAAACTAAAAGGCAAGAACGGTTTATTTACACCGGCATCTTTTAGCCATATTTACAGACTAAAAACAACTCAAATGTCAAATGATAAAGGCACTTGGTTTGGTTGGGAAGTAAGTAAGGTTGGACCCATAACTGATCAACAACTTTATCAGCAAGCTAAATCGTTTTCTGAAAGTATCTCTAAAGGTGCTGTCAAAGCGAAACACGGCGAAGATAAACCAAAGGATCAAAGCATTATCTAATTCTCTAAGAGAATGAGTGCACAATGTGGGCCAGGAGGGAGACTGAGTGGCCCACAGGACAAGTTATGGATAAAAGATATATAAAGTATTTTGATGGCTATAGGGCAGCGTATGGTCTAGCTGACTTCGATGATCCGAAGGCATTTGTAGACCCAGAAAGCGGAAAGAAAAAGCCAGTATACAGATGGAATTACGAACCTTTAACTGAAAAAGTTTACGAGGCGCATATAAAAGGTAGCCTATCAATAGGTATTCAACCTTGTAATGAAAACAAAGAAGTAAGATTTGGTGTTATAGATGTTGACCCTAAAGATTATGATGACTTTAATAAAAAATTTTTTATAGATGTAATACAAGATTATCAACTACCTTTAATACCTGTTGAGTCTAAAAGTGGTGGATTACATTTATGTTTATTCATGGATCATTTTACAGATGCAAAAGCGGTTAAATCTTTTTTAAGTAATCTATTACCATTATTTAAATTAAAACCAGACTGTGAAGTGTTTCCAAAACAAACCGAACTAACAACGGACGAGGAAACAGGGAACTTAAAACCAGGACAATTTATTAATTTACCATACTATGGTGGTAAACGAAGAGCATTAAACGTAGATGGAACACCGTTTGACATTGAA